TTATTACCTCTTAGTAAACGTTAACTGTCTTTCGACTGGTTAGTTGTTACGGGAACATATCCCACCTGAGGCTTTCACCAACAGGTATCTACCACTCCAACTGATGTAGTAGACAAATTTATTTATATAATAACACAAAAAGAAAGGGGGCGTCAAGCCCCCAATTTTATTCGGTTTCTTCTACCCGTTTTTTCTTAGATCCAATGTTGTACTTAGTTTCTAGAATCCAGTCTTGCTTATCCTTATATGCAAGAACTTTGATTTGATTAAGTGGTGCAATATCAGTAATCTTACTTACATCAACAATACCAATCAGTCCCCAATCAGCAAGCAATTGTGCAATACGATTACGTCTCTGAACATCGTTTACTGTCAGATTTGCGTGCTTTCCATCCAAAGCAAACAGTTCCTTAAAATGTACAAGGAAATATCTACCTTGCTTATGCAGAATATGACAGGACTGATAAATCTTTTTCTCTTTCCTAGATGCAACACCGATGCGTGTCAATGTCTCACGCACTTTCAGAAAATCATCAGGTTCACTCAGAACAACCTCAACCATTTGTTCGGGTGTCCACGTCACTTCAGCTTCTCTAACAACACTCATTTTTTTCCTCCAGTATCAAATTTTGATTTAATAAAATTAAGTTGTTCTTTTGTGAGTATTTTCAAAGCTTGCTTTGCCTTCTCATTACTATAACCATAATATTGTTTGACATAATCAAGATCTTTGATTTTATCTTGTCGGATCCAGGGAGAAAACCTCTTCTTTTTCCTCACAATATTTATAAGAAAGTCATATTGCAACTTTTTTGGAAGAAAATGATACTGATTAAGTTCATTGACAAACATCAATGTATCAATGTGTCCAGAAAGACAACGATTAATAATATATGGAGGATACTCCTTCTCAAGTGAAGGATCTTCATCAATCAAATGTTTCTTCGTTTGATTGATGGAGTTGAGCCAGTCTTTCAGTTCAGTCATAAGTCAAACAGAATTTGAGTCAGGATATTATTCTCTACTTTCTCAGTAGGATAGTTAGTTACAAGAAGTTCCGTCTTTACATTCTCATCCGTTCCCTTCTCTCCACGATGTGCCATAGAATACCGAAGTTTCCATTCACGAAGATAATAATCTTTATAAAGTTCTAACAACCTATCATTCACATTGTAAGTAATCATAAACTTGTGAGGACACTTATAAACATCTTCGGCAAATTTATCGTGATCAAAGAACTTGTGCATCTCACGATCCTTTCCATAAAGGAAGTCCTTAATATCATAAGGTGGATCAAGAAATACAAATACATCCTCACCAGGAGCATTCATCACTTCCGAGTAATCAATATTCGTAATCTTCCACTTCTGAATGAGTTGAGAATATTGCTTGAGTTTCTGAATACCAACAAAAGAAAAGTTAGAACGTGCCGCAGTTTTAGAGAACGTACTATTCTCAGTCAGTCCAGAGAAACTGCACTTGTTTAGAATGAAAAAACTTACGGCACGATCAAGTCCATCCTGACTATTGATATCATCCCGCGTTTTGTCAAATAATTCTTTGTGTGCAGCATCCTTATCATCCTGAGACTTATAATTGGATGCCTTAGATTTAATATCGTTCAGTCGATCAGAAAGTTCTTCACCATAATCCCTGAGTTGCACCCAGAAATTGTAGAGAGTAACATACTTATCATTAATCCAAACAGGAACATCAGGATATGCCTGAGTTGCATAAAATGCCACAGAACCACCACCAATGAATGGCTCACGATATTCTTTAAAGTTTTCCGGGAACCAAGGAGATAAAGTCTTCGTTGCTTTAGACTTACCACCAGGATATCTAAGACAGGTTTTCAGAGGAAACGTTTTCATAATCAATAGGATGATACTTCAAATATTCACGGAAGGTCAATTTCATTTCCTTCTGCGTCATACCACAATGCTTTGCGGCAGTAGGTAAGTTCATTGTAGCACGAAACAATGCTTGATTTGCTTCTGCAACATTTTCTGGTGTTGTTTTTACCCTTTCTTCTACCAGTTTAGATTTATCAATAGTCAACAATGACATTTGTTTCTTCAACTCCTCTTAAAAATTCTGTAAGATAAAATACTTCGTCTGCCATTTCACGATATCCTATTCCAACATAAAGTTGCCCGAACAATACCGTAAAAGTAGCAATGCCCCAAAAAATATAATAAAATTTAGACTTTACTTGGTGCTTGTTCTTCTTTTTCATAATCAGACAATCAATTTTTTCTTATCTGGAGTAATTAATTTACTACCAAACATTTCATTATACTTTTTAAAGACATCTTCTTGCACTTCCGCAACATATACAATATGTTTTTTGGACATTGTAATTTCAGGTTTATCCTGACTAATTACAGTTGCCCAAGGAGCAAATCCAACACCAGAATTTGTTGGAAGGACTACAAGTCCATTTTGTACTGTGATACTATCTTCTGTTTCAGATAGAAATTCTGCAATAACTTCTTCACCAGTTACAATACGCAGTAGTTTTACATCAATCATTAAAATTACACTCCACCATTATTTCAGTTAGACAAGCAAGCATATTTATCTCTTGGTCAGCAACGAATGCCGCCTGATACTGATACTTAGCAAGAACAAGCACAGCAGCAGGAATACTATTGTTTTCAAGGGATGAATAAAGAGCATCGTAAATACGACGCATAAGTACAGTAGTATCATTGTCCAGATTAGATACCACCCACTTCCGAACTTCGGGAAAGTTCTTTTCTTTGAGGTTTTTGATAAGATCATTAACAGCAACGTCAGAGAAAGTAGCAAGAATACCAGAGTCAATCTTTCCACTCACAGAGTATCGTTGAAGAGTATTAAGAAGTTGCCTTGTATCTGGAAAATAGTTTTTGATAAGTTCTGCTACAACTTTTTTATCATACTCAATATTTTCCTCGTCAAGAATATGAGACACTCTATTAAAAGTAGATACCATCAACTCAGGTTTTTCATTCTTTGGAATGGGAGTATATTTAAGAACAACACACCTTGATTGAATTGGTTCAATAATTTTATTAAGATTATTGCAAGTAAAAATGAAGCATACATTATTGTGAAGTTGTTCAATCACTCCACGAAGACAAAGCATCACATCATTAGTTGTCCCATCAAACTCATCAAAGAATACTACCTTTTTCTTATCATTAAACATAGAAACAGTAGTTCCAAAATTAATGACTTGATTGCGAATAGTATCCAAATATCTACCCTCAGAAGAACCATTCAAAAACAAAACATCCTGTTTTGTAATCTTACAGAGAGTTTTAATAGTTTGAGTTTTACCACAACCCTGAGAACCTTGCAAGATAAGATTTTGATTCAGTTGCCCCTCACTTACTACATTAGTGAAAAACTCCTTTACACTTTTAGTAAGAATCAAATCATCAACAGATTCTGGTGCCCACTTTTCCACCCACAAGAATGGTTTAGTATCAGTAATTTCCATATCAAAAAATAAAGATCAAAGGTAATAGTAATTTGGAAATGATTTACTTCTCATCCTCCAACTTGCAGTATCCCTATGGATACCAAGTATTTTAGCACATTCTTTCACGGATTCATAAACTACCCCATCAACATAACACTTTTTACCCATAGATTTTGAAAGATTATTTCTATGCTCCTCAGTAAAAGGAACACCTTTTCTTGGATGAGAATTTTTAGACCAGTATTCTCTCTGCGACTTACGCATTTTATCAATAGAATCTTTGGTGTGTTTGGTTCCCCATAAAGAATTTAAAGAAGGGTTTAACCATTCACAATAATCTTGTTCTACTTTTTTGAGGTCTTCGTCTTCGTGTATCCACTTGACGACTTCAATAACAAAATTGTGATATCCATACTTTAAAAAATTTTCATAAAGTTTAGGGCAATCCATTTTATTACTGTTGCACATAGTTATATGTTTAGCAAATCTAAGCATATAATTTTTTTCAGTAGAACCTATGTAGTTTTCCCCTGTTATTTTGTTCCTTATTTGATAAACGCAACTCATTTACTAAACCTCGTAGTATAATATTATTTAGTAAATGAGTTATTTAAACCCATTCTGGTTTACGATGGGGCAA